CATGAACAAACGCTAACAGTTTAGCATCTATTCCTTTTTCCTGCAACAGCTTTGTTGATTCAACAAGCCATTGTTTAGCTACGATAGCACCTGCACTTTGCAACAATGTGTTCAAGGCAGCATGCTCTGATCTAACCCACACTCGCCTACCATCTAATGCAGGGAGGTGACCCTTAGCCATCAGCCTAGATATCTTCTTCTTCAGGGCAGAAAGGCCGGGTGTGTTATTGATAAAACTATCAATAAGTTTCTTGCCTTTGCTGCTGTTACCCCCTACTATGCTACCTGCCTTGGCTGCACCTGCTCCGTAGAGCACCCCATATGTCAGAGTCTTGGTAACATTCCTAGCCTTCTTGTGCTCAGGATTGTTATCGTCCTTCACAGTGCCTTTGTCAACTAAGCCAAAGCTCTGTGCATTGAACCAGTGAATGTCTCCTTTAAGCAACTCATCCATCCACTCTTGGTCATTGAGGTAGTGACCTAAGCAGCGTAGCTCAATGCCTGACAGGTCAACACCCACCTGCTTATATCCCTTAGGCACTGTCCACACTTCTCTGCACTCAGCACCATATGGACCACCCACGGCAGGGATCTGTGCCATGTTAGGACTGCTGTGTGTAGCTCTGCCTGTCACTGCTCCATTGGTAGTGACTCTGCCATGCACCCTGCCATCATCAGCTACCAGTTCAAGCCAACTACTTATCTGAGATACACGCTTTTGAATCATTAAGTATTCAGCAATTATTTGTGCCTCTGGGAACACAACATCCTTCAAGGTGGTTTCATCCACTATCGGTTGACCCGTTGGGGTCATCTTAGTTGGCTTCCATCCTAGCTTAATAAGTCTGTCACCAATCTGCTGTCTGCTTCCAACATTGAAGATGGTTACCTTATCCTTAAGTTGCTTGCCTGTCTTCTCAGAGACACGCTGCTCAACAATAGGAAGAAACACCTTCTGCATCTCCTCTTCAATGTCAGACATGCGTCCACTCAGTGTGGCATGCAACACCATAGCCTTAGGCATATCAAGCATAAAGCCATTCTCTTCCATGCCACGGCAGATGATGGCAACCTCATGCTCAAGCTGAATACTCTGTAAAGAAAACCCTTCTTTCGTCATGGTTGTTGTCAGAAAGTTGTACAGTTTTTCTAAAAGTTGAACATCTTGTTCACAATAGGTAGCCATCTCTTGTGTCCATCCACCATCGAAGTCAGTGAATCCAATCTTGTAGCTGCCTAAGCGGTAGCCCCATGCCTCTAGGCTATGTGGTGTAGGAGCTTTGCCTTCCTTAGGAAGCACCACCTCAATGTCGGGCTTATACAGCCGTGACATTACTAGGGTATCCACTAGGTTGTTGTCAGGAATGCCAACACCCCACACCTTCTTCAGGATGGGAGCATCAAAGCCAATGATGTTGTGGCCTACCACTTGCTCACCATCTAAGTATTGCTGCAAGCTGTCGGCTTCCCGCCAGTGCCTCACCTCACCAGTGGTGCTGTGCTTAGTAACACACAACCATATGGTGTCATGTTTCAGGTTTGTCTCTATGTCTAAGAAGATCATCGTCCTTGTCCTTATCATTTTGTCGGAGGTTATCAACATTCTCCGACTTTTTGTAATCTTCTAATGAGTCTCTACCAAAGATGGCATTCCATCTTGATGCCCATTCTTCATCAGCTATTGACTTAGGACGCTGAGTGTGTCCCTTTCCTCCGTCACTCATACCTTTGCCACACCAATACAGGTGTGTCCTTTCCTATGTATGCACCCTCAATGTTGAAGACAATGTATTCATTGGCTTCCTCCACAGTCATACCATCCCTATCCACAAACACTTTGATCATAAGATCAGCATCGTAGACCAAGACTTCCATCTTCTCATTGCCATTCCATACAGAAGCTTGTCCAATGATGGCATCATCAAGACCATCCCATTGTTTCATAGCATCATCCCTTCCATAGTGTCATCAATCTCAAACATTCTGCCAGTGTCTTTGTTATAAAGCAAGCTGCAAGCAGGACCAGTCTGACCACTGTATCTGTTCTTCAACACCCTCACCTTGGTGGTGTTACGTTCAATGGGATCATCAGCCTGACCATTCCTCTCAAGCGATACCACCATGTCACTAAGCTGTGCAATGGCTGCACTACCCCTTAGCTGAGCTAAGCTAGTGACCGCACCTTCTTCATGTCCCTTGTCTGATGGACGCTTGAGGTGGCTAACAATAACTAAAGCAATGTTAGTTTCCTGCACAAGCATGCGAAGCTTGGTCATGATTTCATCAATGGCCTTACGCTCATCACCATTGTCCTGACTGGATACGATGATGGACAAGTGGTCTAGGAATACATACTTACATCCCAGTCCCTTAGCCATATACTTCACACGATTGACAATGTTCTCAATGGCTGTGCTACCAAAGTGATCAAAGAAGTACAAGCGTCCAGTGCCTAGTGTCTTTTCAAATGCATCCTTGCGTATGACATCAGACACCATAGTTGTGGGCAGGTGCATAGGCAAGTCAGCAGCAAGGCTCATCATGGATAGGCTAGTCTTTCTCACACTCTCTTCCAAGAACATCAAGCCAATGCTGTCATCACAGTTCTGTAACAAGTGCCAAACAATTTCCCTTAGGGTTTGACTCTTACCTAGTCCACTACCTGCTGTGAATGTAACTAGCTCACCTGCTCTGATGCCATAGGTGATGTCGTTCAGTCCCTTCCAAGGATAGAAACAGTCTGCTGCTTCCATTGGTTTAGATACCAAGTCCCACAGCCCAGTGCCACTAACAATACCATCAGGTATGAATGGCTCTGCTGCCCACCAACGTGATACGAATGCAGCTTCCTTGCTTTCAGCAAGCCACTCACATGCATCCTTGTATGAGGGATCAGGTTTAAATATCTTGCACTTACTACCAAACAATTCAGCAACTTCCTTTGCTGCCTTCTGTCCTGCCTCATCACCATCAAAGCAAAGCACCACAGTTTCAAAGCTGTTGATGTATTCGTAGTTTGCTTTAGCGTCCTTCAATGCACTACCTGCACCCGTGCGTATAGACACAACAGGATATTTACTGCCTGTCAATTGGTAGGCAGCCAGTGCATCAAACTCACCTTCAGTGATGGTGAGGTACTTACCATTGGATGGGTACAGGTTCTGTCCAAACAGAGTACCCTTGCTCCACCCACCCACTGTCGTAAACTTCTTGTCCTTCACCTCTCTACGCTTAGCTGCCACCAGTTGGGTGTTGCTGTCGTAATAGGGAAAGTAGTAATAGCCACCACTGCGAACAACACCATAGCGTTCCATCGTGGCTTTGTTGATGCGTCTGTCTGAAACAGACACACTAACACCTTCGTTGTAGTCTTTAACGAAAGAGCTTGTGTCTTTCGTTTCTGTATCAACATCAATCACTTCAAGTCTTTCATTGTTCATTGAGGGAATGTATGTGTTACATACAAAACATTTGGTAGACATGTCTTCGTTGATGGACAAGCCATCACTACTGCCACATATCTTACAGGGCAGGTGGGTTTTTAGAAAAGTCATAGCCTTTGTAGATAACTTTGTTGGTCTTGAGCACAGTGGTGTACCCCTGAAATAGCTTCGTCATTCTAGCATCGTGCATAGCGTGAAGACCAATTAATAAATTGGATATCTCATCTTCATCAGGCTTCTTCTCTCTGTCCATCAACACCCACAGCACAGAGTCAATGTCTTCTCTTGTCATCCACGCTGCCATGATGAGGTCTTCAAGTTCGTGTAGTTTCATTTAACTGCCTCCATAAATTTAGGTAAAATCCAGACAGTAGCGTTTCGTCCATTAACCATCTTTTGTTTGCTTCCACTATCTATAATCAAACCTTTGTGTACTAATTCAGATCTTCGTGCTCTGTATGTAGAACGATGCGTATTAAAGTAATCATTCATTTGCTCATCAGTAAAACCCTTTTGTTGGGTTTCAGCATATAACATTACCTGAAGTTGTAGCTCACGAAGATTGGGATATACACTAACTGCAGCTTCAACTGAAGTATCAGGTGCATCACGCCTAAACATTTTCCTTAATGTATCAAAATTAAAAGATGTTTGAATCATTTAGCAGCCTCCATATAAAGCCCCACATTACCCAGTGCATAACCAACAAAGGCTATGCCTAGACCAGTGCTACCCTTGAGTAGCAGATCCACTGCCACCACTGTGTACACCACACCCACTACAGCAATAAGCCATGCACTCATTTGATCACCTTGAATTCTTGAAGCACTCTTATAGTTGCTTTAATAAGTTCAGTGTCTTGAGTTGCCTCAGGCAATGCGCTTTCCCACCTCAGTAGGAATTCCAATTGCTCAGCAACAATTGCTTCTTGTTCCATTTGATTTAGTTCCATATCAGTCCCATAGTCCTCTGTAATATTTACCAAACAACATGAAAGCTTTCTTCATCCTAGCTTCATGCACCTCTATACCTGCATAGTCAATCTTAATCTTATTGATCTGATCTTCTAGTCCTGCCTTCTTATTCACAGCAGAATGATCATAGAATTTATCAGTGGAATTCTCATCCACCATTTGTTCAAATGCCCAGATCATTTCATCCATCACCCAGTCCCACCGCTTGAAGTGGTTGTCATCAATGTCCCAACTGTTTTCCTTAGGCAGTGCTGACATGCTTTGCAAAGCCTTAGGCACATCTTCATCATCCACACAGGGACTACCATGCTGTACTGCCTTAAGTTGCTTAAGCATTGGCAAGACGATGAGAGACAGTGTGTGATCCATAGCCCATGTATCATACCTATCAAGCTTCACAATGACAGTGCGCTTCTTCTTCGTATGCATCCATTGCAACACATCACCCACCCATGTTTCACTGAGCCACTCACCCCACTGGTGTGCCTTATCTTTACTAACCCCTAGCTTTATTGTTAGCTCAGCCAGTTGATATGGTCCAAGCCAATTAGGGTAACCACCTATATAAACTTTCATACTAGTCCTCTCATTTCCTGTGTCACTGTTGCACTACGCAAAGTGTTCTTGATGTATGGTGTTAGGCTCTGCGGAGTAGCATGACCTGACACCGACATGATGTTGGTGATGGGTACACCCACCTCAATCATCTCCGTAATAGCTGTCCTTCGCAAGTCCTGTAACACTAGGTCACTGGGCAAAGAAGCATCAGCTAAGATTTGTTTAGCCACTCTAGACAAGTTAAACAAACTGTAAGGTAGCAAGCCACCCTTCCTATCAGGAACATTAGAGGGTGCAATGTATTGCTGCCAACCAAACTCAGCATGCTGTTGTCTCAGCATAGTGAGTAGCCCAGTGCTTGTGGGGATGGTCACCCTAGACCTGCGCTTGCTCTGTTCCAAGTGCAACACACCCTTCTCTAGATCAACCTGCTTCCATGTCAGCTTACGCATATCCCCCATACGCTGTCCATATTCATAGCCCATCTGCACTATCAGACCTACGTTACGCCACTTGAATGTGGAGTAGGCAGTGTTCATGAATGCTCTCACATCTTCCCTGCTCCATACAGTTCTACGAGGCTTGTCTGCCCTTCGTAGCACCTTGCTGAATGGGTTGTGTTTGATGTAGCCATGACGAATAGCGAAGTTAAATAACAAACGATACACTGCCAAGGTGTGGTTAGCTAAGCTAACACTATGCTCAGCATGTGTTTCATATATCTTCTGACAATGGGGTGTGACTAAGTCACCAAGCTTACACTGGTACAGACTAACACCATTAGCCCTGCTGTCCTGCCATCCCTGTAGGTAGTAGATGTAGTCACGCTGTGCCTTAACACTGAGCTTTGTGTAAGTGATGTTGTTCTTGTATGCCTTGACTAAGTCAGCCACCTTAGTCTTCTCAGAGATATCTTTAAGATATCTAAGCTCTTTACGCCAGTTGTCTAGCATGGCATTTAGTTCTTCAGCTAAGGCAAAGGCTTTGTCCTTGTCAGTGCCAAGCACACACCTAGCCACCACCCCTGCATCCACTGCATCCTGTGGTGGGTTGTAGCGGTACTTGGTTATGCCTTCGATGGCCTTAGCCAAGGTAACATAGCGAGGCAGGTTCATTCTTGTTCCCTTGCCTTCATCATCTGTTCAGCAAACCAATAAGCTTTGCTTGCCACTTCAGCATGTGGAATACTCCACGCACTGGTCATCAGTATAGCCATAGCCTTGGCTGCAAAGTAGTCACGCAAGGTCATACCATCTTTGAATTGATCAGGGAAAGCTGATTGCATGTTGTTACTACTCATATAGTTTTCTGCTGTTGTAAATTTTAAATCATTCATCTTCACCTCCCAGTGCATAAAGTTTCTCAGCCATATCAATCAAGTCATCCTTCTTCACAAGCTTGTCAAGCCATCGTGTAGGTATGTTCTTGAGTCCATACTTACGCCCTGCTAACATACCTGTCACTGCACCTACAGTGTCAGCGTCATAGCCCTTGTTCACTGCCATCACCAAAGCTTTCTCAAAGCTTGAGGTTTCTCTCACACATTCCCATGCCATGTTGTATGTATACATGATGGTTCCTGATGCATACACATCACGGAAGTGTTTGAGATAGTCGAAGCTGTCCTCTGCCTTACCTGACATAAGCTCAGCCACAAACCCTGCAATGTAATGCACAGTGTCTGCATTGCCATGTGTCATCAACGACACAGCCACACTCTGTGCCACAGCACTGGGCATGCAGTTGTGATTGGCAAGTACCACTGGTGCTACTCGCATGATAGATCCGTTACCACTGGAGCTATAGCTACAGCTACCTGCATAGGGATGTGTCGGAGTGATGCGGTCAATGGCTTCACTACAGGTACGGCCTATGTCAAAGACATAATTGCGAGTACCGAAGTGGCCTGTCTTCTTCCACATCTTAAAGTTCATAGCGATGGCCTCAGGATCAAAGCGTTTGCTGCCTATGTATGCATCAGCAATTGCTACAGCCATAGCACCATCGTCTGTCCACTCACCCTCGGCAGTGTTATGCACACCACCACCCTCCATCTCTGTCAATGTGTGTGTCATCTCATGTGGCCTGATGAATTCCAATGGCGCACCCAGTGCATCTCCAATGAACAGACCCATGAACATACCAATTGCTTTATCTTGATGCATGTATTTCCTTGTATAGGTGGGGTACTAACGGCTCAAGTGATCCAGACTATCACCCTGTTCCCCCGTTATCTCTTAAGCGAAGGCAATGTCTTCGGCAATGTCCCACAACTCTGAGTTGATGCGGATGTTCTCTCTCACACTGCTAACAGGCCGAGCCTTACGGATCACACCATTGGGGTGCTTATCAGACAGGCTCTTAACGAATGCATTGCCACGGATAACACCTTCCTGAATACGATTGAACACAGTGAATGCATCCATGTAGTTGTCTTGATAGCGAGAGATCTTCAACACATCGGCAATGGTTTGAGGGGTAGCATACACACCATTGGTCTGCTGTTCAAGCATGTCCCATCGTGTCTCAATGCCACGCTTAGCCATGATGATTGACTGATGTGGGTCAAGTGTCACACCACGCAGTTTTTCAAGACGCTCCATCATGGTGGGCAATGTAGCCACAGTGTTCTTAAGCATCTCTTCAAAGCCACTCAATGCCTTGCTGTGATAGATCCGAGACTGGAAACCATCACCTGCAATGAGGCCATTGTCACAGATGAAGCGGAAGCAACCTGCAAACAATCTCACTGAGCCAGTGCCATCGTGAGAGTTGTACAAGATAATCTCAGGACGAATGTCAGCAGTGCCGAAGTCAATGTCCCATGTCTTAGCGAAGGCAACCATGTGGCCTGAGTGAGCAGGGTTGTTTTTACGGCTACGCTTTTGTGCTGCTTGCACTGGTGCATATCCATAGTCTTGCATCACTGTGATGATTTCGCTGGTGTTCAGCGACACATAACGATCTGTAAGGCGGTCAGCCTTGGTTGTGCTGAAAGCAGCAGGGGCAAGTTGTTGA